AGGAAAAACTTTTACTTACGGATAATGACAACACCACTTTATGATGACTCCAACTGGAAAGATGAATATAAATCTTTTGCCAGAAACAAAATGGAAATTGAACTACTTGAAAATGGGCCAAAGAGTTTGTCTCAATCATGGCATCTTCAGGCACTCTATAGCAATTGGAAGAAAATGAAAGGTTATAATAAATTAGATCCAAAAGAAAATACAGGTCAGATGCAATCATCAATGCAAGACTTTTTCAACAGACAAAAAGATCAAGGTATTTAATGAGCGATTTTCTAAAAAGACATATAGGCCCATCGGAGGAAGAGCAGACTCAAATGTTAGATGATTTGGGTCTTTCTAGTTTAGATGAGTTAGTAAGGGAAGTTGTACCCGATTCAATTTTACTTCGTGGTGATAATAATTTACCAAAAGGTTGTAGTGAGCAACAGGCACTTACTGAATTAAAAAAGATTGCAAGTAAAAATATATTAAACAAAAATTTAATTGGTCAAGGATATTATGGAACAATTACTCCACCTGTAATTCTTCGTAATGTATTTGAAAATCCTGCTTGGTATACATCTTACACACCTTATCAGGCAGAGATATCACAAGGAAGATTAGAAGCATTATTCAACTATCAAACACTCATCACAGAACTTACTGGTCTACCAGTTGCGAACGCATCTTTATTAGATGAAGGAACTGCAGCAGCAGAGGCGATGATATTGGCACATGGCCAAAGTAAAAAGAAATCATTTATAGTTGATAAAGAAATATTTCCACAGACTCTGGCAGTGTTAAAGACTAGAGCAGAGGCATTGGATATAGACATAATATTAGTAGATTATACAGAAGCAATTCCACTTGAATATTTTGAAAAGTCATTTGGTGTATTAGTTCAACTTCCAAATCGTCATGGAACTTTGAGATACCCAGATGCAATCAATCGTATTGCCGATGTCTATAAGTGTATGAAAATTGCAATCGTTGACCCGATGTGTCAGGTTTTGATGCAACCGGTTGCAGAGTGGGGATTTGATATTGCAGTAGGTAGTATGCAAAGATTTGGTGTACCGATGGGATATGGTGGCCCACATGCTGCATTTTTTGCGATTTCAGATAAACATAAAAGAAAGATTCCCGGAAGAATCGTAGGACAATCAAAAGATAGTCAAGGTAATCCTGCTTTAAGGTTAGCACTACAAACAAGAGAACAACATATTCGTAGAGATAAGGCAACAAGTAATATATGCACTGCACAGGCACTACTTGCAAACATGGCAGGGTTTTATGCTGCATATCATGGTGCAAAAGGTTTAAAGGCAATCGCAAGAAGGATTAGATTATTACGACAAACTCTTGTATGTCTTTTAAAATGGAATGGATTTGAAGTTGATGATACTGAGGGATTCGATACTGTTAGATGGAAAACAAACAAACTTGTTACTGGATATAATGTTCACTATGAAGATGGTTATATAACTTTGTCTCTTGATGAATTATCTGATTTTGATACACTGTTTGATATTGTAAATTCTCAGAAAGATTATACAGCACACAAAGATACAATCATACAGGCATGGGATTATATTGTTAATTACAAGTGGTTAGGTATTCCAGAAAGAACAAAACCTTGGTTGCAACAAGATGTCTTCAATAAGTATCAAAGTGAAACTAATATGATGAGATATATTAATGAATTGGTTTCAAAAGATTTTTCATTAATTCACGGTATGATGCCACTTGGAAGTTGTACTATGAAGTTAAATGCAGCAGCAGAGTTAATTCCAGTATCATGGCCAGAGTTTGCTAACATGCATCCATTTACTCCAAGAGATCAGACAATGGGATATCAGGAAATCATGCAAAATTTGAAAGACTGGTTGTGTGATATCACTGGATTTTTTGATGTGTCCCTTCAACCAAATGCGGGATCACAGGGCGAATATGCAGGACTGTTAGCGATACAAGACTATCATAGAACTAACGGTGATAAAACAAGGAATGTTTGTCTTATACCTGAAAGTGCTCATGGAACTAATCCTGCGAGTGCTGTTATGGCGGGCATGAAGATTGTTCCGATCAAGTGTGATGAAGATGGAAACATTGATATTAAAGACCTAGAGAAACAGGCAATCATGAATACTTTTGAGTTGTCTTGCTTGATGATTACATACCCATCAACTCATGGTGTGTTTGAAACTAACATCAGAGATATATGTAAAATTATACATGACAATGGTGGCCAGGTATATCTTGATGGTGCAAACTTAAACGCACAAGTTGGACTTGCGAAACCATGCGACTATGGTGCAGATGTATGTCATATGAATCTACATAAGACATTCTGTATTCCTCATGGTGGTGGAGGCCCCGGAGTTGGCCCGATTGGTGTTGCAGAACACCTTGCTCCGTTTATGAATCAAAGAGTTTCGGCAGCAACTCAAGGTAGTGCATCAATACTTCCTATAAGTTGGATGTATATTCGTATGATGGGTGGAGATGGGTTAAGAAAAGCAAGTGAAGTATCATTACTCTCAGCGAACTGGTTGGCACATAAGATAGATGATTCATTTAAAGTGTTATACAAAGGTGCTAATGGTAGGGTTGCACATGAATGTATTTTTGATGTTCGATCCATGCCAGTGACAGCAGAAGATGTTGCTAAGAGACTAATGGATTATGGTTTTCATGCTCCTACACTCTCATGGCCTGTGATGAATACAATGATGGTTGAACCAACTGAGAGTGAATCACTTGATGAACTTAAAAGATTTGTTGAGGCAATGGATATGATCAGAAGAGAAATCTTTACAGATAAGGATATCTTAAAAAACGCACCACATACTGCAAGGGTTGTCACTCAATCAGATTGGGTGTATAATTATACTCGTGAGCAAGCAGCATTTCCAGTAAATCAAAAGAATAAATTCTGGCCTGCTGTTGCAAGAATAGACAATGTTTATGGGGATCGTAATCTTGTTTGCTCTTGTGCAAATTATTTTGATAATGAAACTGATGGAACTAAAAGACTGGCTGAACTCGATCAACCTTAATAAGAAAAACATGATTGATGAAGATCCATCAGTCGAAAAAGAATATCCTCCATTCATAATTAATAAGTGTTTATCAGGACATCTTGACACAGTTATGCTTGCAAATGAAATGAATAAGTATCCATTTCTACCAAAGAAAATGCAACATGACTTTTTTATACATATAGTGAGGAAGAAGAAGAGATTCTCTCCTTGGTTGCGTAAAGACAAGATCAATGATCTTGATACTGTCAAACAATACTATGGATATAGTAATGCTAAAGCGGAACAGATTCTAAAGATTCTTACAAAAGAACAACTGAACTTTATTAAATCTAAACTTGATATTGGAGGAAGACAATGAGCGTTCTTCGTGAACCTGAAGTGAATTGGGATCCTAACCAGATGGTTGAGGTCACACTAAATGAACCAGATGATTTTCTCAAGGTAAGAGAAACATTAACTCGTATTGGTGTCGCATCGAGGAAAGAAAAGAAAATATATCAGTCTTGCCATATTCTTCATAAGCAAGGTAGATATTTTTTAGTACACTTCAAAGAATTATTTGCCCTTGATGGTAAACACGCTAACCTGACATCAAATGATGTGCAGAGAAGAAATAGGATTGCACAACTACTAGTAGATTGGGGTCTTGTTGGTATCGTGAACTCTGATACCATACAAGATGTAGCACCTTTAAATCAAATTAAGGTGTTAGCTTACAAAGATAAAGGTGACTGGATATTAGAAACGAAATACAATATAGGAAGTAAAAAGAAAAAAGTAGAGGAAACTGAATAAGATTGTAGGGGATACAACATCCCCTTTTTTCGTCTAATGTGGTATAAATATAGATGAATGCCGAAAGGGTTCAATTAATAAAGTCGCTTTAGGAGGACACTATGACTTCACTACAAAGGTATCACTCTGCAAACTTACCAGAGTTGATGAAAATAATTTCAAAGAACGGGATTGGTATGGATGATTACCTTGACCGCTTTTTTAATTCTTTTGAAACCACAACAAACTACCCACCCTACAATCTTATTCATGTAAATAATGTTGAATCTCTGTTAGAGATTGCTCTAGCAGGATTTGGTAAGAAAGAACTAAAGGTTTACACTGAATATGGAAAACTCGTTGTCGAGGGACAAAAAGAGGCTAATAAAGAGGCATCATCCGAGTATGTCCATCAAGGATTGGCTCAGAGAAGTTTCACTAGAGAATGGGCACTTTCAGACGATGTTGAAGTCCGAGAGGTTCAGTTCAAGGATGGACTTCTTACCGTCAAGTTGGGTAAAATAGTACCAGAACATCATGCTAGAAAAAACTACCTATAAGTCAGCAGGAGTTGACATTGAAAGAGGTAATGCTTTCGTTGAAAGACTAAAAGAAAAAGTTCCTACCATCGGTGGTTTCGGTGGTATGTTTAAGGTTCCTCGTGGATATGAGGAACCTATTTTAGTTTCGGGAGCAGACGGAGTTGGTACAAAGATTTGTATCTGTAGTCGTCTCAGAGATTACACAACTATTGGTATCGATCTTGTCGCCATGTGTGTAAATGATGTAATTACCTGTGGTGCAAAACCATTATACTTTTTAGATTACATCTCACTGAATACAATTCACTCTGTAGTTGATGATATTATGGTAGGTATTATAAAAGGATGTGAATTGGCAAATGTTGAACTGATAGGTGGAGAAACTGCTGAACATCCAATGACATTTGATATTGATCTTGCAGGTTTTACCACAGGCATAGTTGAACAAAACGACATTGTAGATGGTTCTGATATTCAAGCAGGTGATATTGTCATAGGAATTGAAAGTAGTGGCATTCATAGTAATGGATACAGTTTAATAAATCATCTAGCTCGTGAAGGTAAATTAAAAATTACCGAAGAATTTCTAACACCTACTCACATCTATACCTCTGTTGTAAATGAATTATTGAATGAAGTTCCAGTTTTAGGTATGGCAAACATCACTGGTGGTGGTATTCCGGAAAATTTACCACGATGTATACCTGATGGATTACTAGCAGATATTGACTATGATTTGTGGACTTATCCAAAAATTTTTAATGATATTATGGAAGCAGGTGATATATCACACTCAGAAATGATAAAAACATTTAATATGGGTATTGGGTATTGTATTGTGGTTCCAGAACATGCTGAAGAAGATGCACATGATACAATTGATGCATGTGGTTACAAATCGTTTACAATTGGTAAGATTATAAATAAGTAAAAATACTTATTCATATGAATCACGCTGCCTTCATCGCAATTATCGGAATATACCTAATCTGCACACCATCAATTAGTTCATTTATATTTGCTTGACGAATTCGTAGTTTGTGATATAATAAAAAGGTCAGAGAAATACTGGCTGCGGTGATCCCCTTTGGTAGATTCAGGATTAGCGGCTATAGGAATCTACCATATTATTATTACTAGACATGTCAATTAAAGTTGCAGTTCTACAATCAGGTGATCAAATCATTGCAAAAATGAAAGAGATTGTATCTGAAGATAGACCAATCGCATACCTGTTTAAACAACCACATAAGTTAATAGTCAACTCACCTGTGTATCTTACTGAAGAAAAAGACTCACAGACATCTGTTGAGATTACACTAGCAAAATGGATTATTGTGAGTGATGAGGATGATGTTCCAGTGGCTGTTAATCAGGTGGTCGCATTGGTTGAACCAATAGATAGTGTCAAGAAAATGTATGAGGAGAAGGTGAATGGAACAGATTATTAAATGTCTATTACTTAAGAATGGTGATATAATAATATCACAGATTATGGAAGTCGATACAGAACTTGGTGGCCCTGATTGTAAATTGATCAAACCATTTAAGATGGTAGTATCTTCTGATGAATATAAATTAGAAACTTGGTTAGACTTTACTTCACAAAATGAAATGATGATACACTCTGATAGTATTCTTACCATAGTTACTCCAACACCTGCTCTACTATCAGAGTATGTTGATTTGATTGCCTGATGAGATTTTATACTAATGTTCAATTAGTTGGAAATAATTTTTTAGTTCGTGGTTATGAAAATGGAAAACATTTCATGACACGAGAAACTTTTTCACCTACATTATTCGTCTCTTCAAAAAGAAAAACTAAATATAAAACACTCACAGGTGAGTATGTAGAGTCCATTAATCCCGGTTCAGTTCGTGATTGTCGTGACTTTTTTAAGAAGTATGCGGAGATAGAAAACTTTAAGATATATGGGAATGATAGGTATATCTATCAATACATCTCAGAGATGTATCCCGAACCAGAGATCAAGTTCGATATAAACAAAATTAAATTAACTACTCTTGACATAGAGGTTAAATCAGAGAATGGATTCCCTGATGTAGAATCTGCTGCAGAAGAAATATTACTTATATCCATACAAGATTACAATACAAAACAGATTCGCACTTGGGGTCAGGGCGAATTCAATAATAAACAGGATAATGTCATTTACAAGTCATTCAATTCAGAGTATGAACTTCTAAATGCCTTTATTAATTGGTGGATGGTAGAAGAGAATACACCAGAAGTTATTACAGGTTGGAACATTGAACTTTACGATATTCCATATCTATCTCGTAGATTAGAAAAAGTTCTTGGTGAAAAGTTGATGAAAAGACTTTCACCTTGGGGTCTTGTAACTGAAGATGAAATTTATATATCAGGTCGTAAGCATATTGCATATGATGTTGGTGGTATAACTCAACTTGATTATCTTAATCTCTACAAGAAGTTTACATATAAGGCACAAGAATCTTATCGATTAGATTACATTGCAAAAGTTGAACTTGGTCAACAGAAGTTAGATCATAGTGAGTATGATACATTCAAAGATTTCTACACAAAAGGATGGCAGAAGTTTGTAGAATACAACATCATTGATGTGGAACTTGTTGACCGTCTGGAAGACAAGATGAAGTTGATTGAACTTGCAATCACAATGGCCTATGACGCAAAGGCAAACTATGTTGATGTATTCTCACAGGTTCGTATGTGGGATACAATTATCTACAATTACCTTAAGAAAAGAAATATTGTTATACCACCTAGAGAGAGGTCAAGTAAGTCAGAAAAGTATGAAGGTGCATATGTAAAAGAACCGATTCCCGGAAAGTATGATTGGGTTGTTTCTTTTGACCTTAACTCTCTATATCCGCATTTAATTATGCAGTATAATATCTCACCCGAAACTTTACTTGACACAAGACATCCATATTCTGGAGTTGATAAAATTTTGAATCAAGAAGTTACATTTGAGATGTATAAAGATAATGCTATCTGCGCGAACGGAGCAATGTATCGAAAAGATATTCGTGGATTCTTACCAGAGTTGATGGAAAAGATCTATAAAGATCGAACCATCTATAAAAGAAAAATGTTGGAGGCGAAGCAACAGTATGAAAAGACTAAAACAAAGGCACTTGAAAAGGAAATATCGAGGTGCAACAACATTCAAATGGCGAGGAAGATACAACTTAATTCTGCTTATGGTGCTATCGGCAATCAGTACTTTCGTTATTATAAATTAGCGAATGCCGAAGCAATCACTCTTTCGGGTCAGGTTTCGATCCGTTGGATTGAAAATAAAATGAATCAGAAGATCAATCAAATTTTAAAAACGGAGGATGTTGATTATGTTATTGCCAGTGATACTGATAGTATCTACCTTAACTTGGGCCCTTTGGTTGATGCTGTATACGAAGGGAGAGAGAAAACTAATGAAAGCGTTGTTTCGTTCCTTAATAAGATCTGTGAGATGGAATTTGAGAAGTATATTTCGAGTTCTTACGAAGCGTTGGCCGCGTATGTAAATGCTTATGATCAAAAGATGTTTATGAAGCGAGAGAATATCGCAGAGCGTGGCATTTGGACAGCAAAGAAAAGATACATCTTAAATGTATGGGATAGTGAGGGTGTAAGATACGAAGAACCCAAACTGAAGATGATGGGTATTGAAGCAGTAAAGTCATCAACTCCTGCACCTTGTCGCACAAATGCC